CACTCTCTGGTAAAGTTTTATATGGTTTTTTATTTATATAAGTGTATTCGTAATAATCATTACTACCCGTGCTAGTAGCGACATCTGACACAGTTATAGTTTCTGCAACTTGTACAGCTAAACCATCTGACTCTTTAAATAGTATATCTACTTCTGTTATTTTGAACTCATCTCGCAAGTTAGTACCTGTAGAAGGTAATGGAATAATAAGTTTTATTTCGTTTACTTTATTTTCCATAAACGAAACTATAGTAGATCCAAACGTACTTTGCTGATCACCTAAAAATTCTGAGTTATTTAAAAAATAACCGTCTTGCTTTGGAATAAAACATGGTTGAGTAAACGGCGCGTATATAGAATATTCGCCATCATCAAATTTAAATCTATAACTAAACCTTACAAACTTATCTTCTAAAAATCTAGAATCACCAGCATAAGCATTATCGTAATAAGGATTAAAGTTAAATACTAGAATATCGTTTAGCGCTAGAGTAATTGAACCGCTTACTGTTAGCTGGTTCGTACTGTAGCTATCAACTAAAACGCCTGTATCTTCTATTGGACCACTTGGATTTGAAGCAAGTATTTTTCCTAAAGTCATACCTGCTTGAGGTTCATTATTAGAAAGTCCGGTACCTTGTTCTTTTGGAAAAAACTCTAATATAGGATCTGTAATACTAAAAACAGTTCCTGTTGCAGTGGCTGTAACTTGAGCTGTACCTCCGTCTGGATAAAACTTACTTACAACATCTCGCATTGTAGTATCATACTCACCCTCTGCAGCTGTTAGCAATGAGTTGTCAGCTACTCTTGCAGCTGTAATTTCTTCAAATAATTGTATAGGTTCGTAAGGATTATACTTAGCTACAGATATTTGATCTTCATTCGTATAATATGTAGGCGTAGGAAGACTTTCTGGATTAGCTAAGTTTACATTTATTTTTCTTGGCTGATTTCTGTTGTCAGTAAAAAATAAAAGTCCTTCTAATAAATTAACGCCATGTATAGGATAATATTTAGAAAAATTTAAAAAAGCACCTTCAACTAATTTAACAGGCGCAGGGCTTCCTACTTGATATTTGTATATAAAATTATGAGCATCTTTGTCATAAGTTAAATCTTGCGAAACTCCATCTGTTAAAAATACATATATACAATTAGTTGATTCATCAGAAAAATAACCTATACAAGTTAAATCATCAGCATAACTTTCACCAGCTTCAAATTCAGCGCCTAAATTAATAGCATCTTTACCAGCAACTTCATTACCTAAAACGTTTTCTAAAGCTCCAACATCATCTCCTTCAGATCTACTAATCTGAGCATTTTGAGCATCTCTATATTCACCACTTGGAATAAGCCTAGAATCTAGGTCCTTATTCATTTTAGATTTGATGAAAGCGTTTTTAACTTCAGCCATTTAATTTTAGTGTTTTATCCATTTAGATTTACCACGCATAACTTGAACTATTTCGTTTAACTTTATATTTGATAAACGTATTTTAGCATTTCTAAGTTTAGCGCTAGCTTCTCGCTTTAATCTTTGAACTAAATATTCAGGTTGATTTATTCTAGTGGCAATTACAGCGTGACTAATATAAGCGTACATAGCTTCTTCGGCTAGCTTAGGAACTCTTGTTTCTACATCTGTAGATAAGCCATCAGATATATATTCAAATATAATAATTTTATCTACTAAGTTAGATGAAAAAGATATTTTTCCCTCTCTATTATTTATTGTAAAATAACCGTTAGCATTAGAGTATTGAGGATCAAGACCATATAATTGACCATAACCAAACTCAGGCCAACCATAATAATACTCCCAACCATATACAGAACTATCTAATATATCTTGATCTTCATTTTTAAGAAAATTAGTTCTCCATCTTTCTTCTATAATAGAAGTAGTATCTATGTTTTCGTTAAAGTTATCTTGAACCGGAACTCCATTAGATCCTTGTAAAGGTAACTCAGATGGATTACTAGTTAAGTTGTTAGCCGGCATAATTATATGCTGAGCGCCTTGATTATCAACCCAATATAGGTTAACATAGTTTACAAAGTCTTGAGGTAAAACTACACTCAAGCTATGTGGTATAGTTAACTCTTGAGAGTTTATACTTTTAAGTGTATCATAACTAAACTCTTGCATAGCACGTTTAGCATGAAATATAACATCTGTTCTTTTAACGTCTTGTATAAGTTTACCAGGTCCTACGTAAGCTAACAAAAAGTTATTTACAATATCTTCTAGTTTTGTGTAGGCATATGAACCATAATTTTTTTCAACAGTATCACCATAAGCTTTGTCAGCTGTAGTGCTACCATAGTTGCCACCATCTAGCTTTTTAAGTTGCACAACAATATATAATCCAGTTGCTGGTGGAGCTGTAAATGTAATTACATTACCACTAACAGAATATCCAGTTGTAGTTTCGGACCAACTACCTGGAACGCCAGTCGTGCTAGTGTATAGTTTAAAATTATTTTTTTGATAATCTACATCAGATGGTGATGCTGAACCAAATATTAAATCGGTGTTAAACGTAGTTGTAAAATCTACTAAAACTCCATTACCTCTAAAGCCTTGCGCGCCTTCGTAATATTGCCGATTGTTTTCTGTTAGTAATGACATTTATTAACTTTTTGAATTTACTTCTTCAGCTTGAATAGCTTGTTGAGCCACTTGTACAATTTGTGGGTCTCTTATAATTACACCAGCATACGCTAGGATTCTTATAATAACTTCAACTTGCTCTGTATTATCTAATTCAAATTGAACAGAAGAAGCTGCATTATAAACATAATTGTTTAAAGTAGGATTAACACTAAAACCCCAGACTACGTCTGCTGGTTTTCTAATATAAGAAACTGTTATATCGTTAGCATTATTTATAGATGTAGGATATACATATATATGAGGTTGACCAGTGTCAGCTCCGCCAGTACCTTGGGTCGCTTGCTCATAAAGATAAACAGGAAATTGCTCTGTGGGTTTAGTTAGTGGAGATAAGTTTACATGCAGAAAATCATTTCGATCTAATCGCTGTAACTCTTTTTCGCTTTTATATATAACTGTACCTATTCTATGTACATCTGATGGCGCTAAAAAATAACCACCCGCGCCGTCATAAGTAGTGGCGCCTATTGTTTTAAATATAGATATAAGATTATCTACATTTTTTTGTCTATTGGCGTATTCATTATCTGTTTGAGGAACACGTAATTGTTGGTTCATATCTTCAAAGTAATTTTCAAAAACATCTAATTGAACCTGCGTTGCTAACTTATTAAATTCATCAGGTGTTAAATAACCACGCTGTTCTTTATTAAGTATAGCTAACACTGTAGTGTAAACAGTATTTACATTTATTGCCATTTATATTTTTTTTAAGTATAAGGGCCCGAGTGAACGAGCCCTATACTATTATCACTTGTTTATAATCTTTTTTCTATAGATTTATAAACTTCTACACCTTCGTCAGTTTTAAACCAAGCGGCTAGTGCTGAGTAAGGATTTTCATCAAAAGGAACTGTCATTAATTTTCTATCATTAGATCCCCAGTGAAATGTTCTTTGATCGCCAGATAAATATATAATTCTGTTTTCACAAGCATTAATACCAAAGTTTCTTAATTGAATATTTTCATCTTTAACTAAGTTTAAAAATAAATCAGGATTTCTTTTAGCCATAAGTAGCAAGTCTCTTTTAATTTCTTTAGAAGACATGTTACCTACTGAATTACCTTTTTCTACTCTTAATACAGCTTCAGCATGATCAATATCAATATCTTTAGCTAAATTTAATGCTTCAATTTCAATTTCTAAAGCACTTAATTCATCTTCAGCTATTTGCTGTGGTATAAACTCTGTATACTTTTTATCTTTTAAAGGGTGATACAAAGATAATAGTTTTTGTAAACCTATATTTTCTTTTGGAACATTTAACGTTCCGTCTTTAAATGTTATATGACCTAAAGTTACCTCCCCTTTTTGTTCATCAACAAAAGGACTGCTCATGTTAGTAGCGTATCGTAGTTCTCTTTGTTGATTTGTTTTACCATCAAAAAATAACAACGCGTGTTTGCGGGTATGTTTTGCTGGAATAGTTAAAGTAAGTGGAGTATGAGGTCCTCTTAATATGTAAGTTCTATCCTTAGTTTCCCAAGAATCTGACTTTTGTATTTTTACTTTTTTTGGTGGTGCAACTACAACTTCTGGTTCGTTAACTTCCACCTCTTTTGTTTGTTTTTTTGCCATGATATAATAAAATTAAATAATTAAAAGGCTATAGGGCGCCGAAGCGCCCATAACCTTATGAACAATTATGCTCCTTGGAATAGAACAAAGTTGTTAGCGCCTTGCACAACAAGACATCTTTCTGATAGGAAGTTAACTTCCATAGCATCAAGATCACTTGTAAATGCCCCGCCAACAGAACCAGTCAACCAAGACTTCATACGTCTGTCATCAGCTTGAGAAGCTCGGTAACGTACGTGAAGGAATGGACGACGAATGTTCGTGCCTAGGATTTGATCATATACTGTTGAAGTACCTGCAGGAATAAGAACTCCTTCAATTGAAGCAGGTCCAGTCTGTCCACCACGCGTTGAAGCGTCGTTCAAGTATTTCCAATCAGTTTTGTAGAAGTCATAAGAACCTCTGCGGAAACCGCTAAACCCTAAGTTAAGTGCCATATCTTCGCTATTGTTAAATACTCCGTAAGAAGTACCACCAAGATAGTTAGCATTAACAGAAGCTAGCATGTCATCAAAAGCAAGGGCAGTAGCACGATTTAAGAAAAGCATGTTTTCTTCAATAGCTCCTTGCTTGTCAAGATTCTTAAGAATTTCATCAAAATCCTGAAGACCAGTACGACCTGCACCAGCATCATTTAAAGTAGCTTCACCAGAGTTAAAGTTCTGATAGATATTTCCACGGCTTTCAAGAGCAGCAAAAAGACCTTCAGTTCCTTTGTAACCTGCATTAGCAGCAGAACCAGCGCCTGAACCAGAAGCAAGTTCGCCTTCTACCATTGACATTTCAAGATAGTCTTCAAAACGTAGACGAGTTTCATGCTCTGATTTCAAATACCATAGGTATCCAGAAGCGCCGTTTTCAGTAGTGACTTCAACCCATCCAATTTGAGCAGCATCAGAACCAGAAATAGAATATTTATCTTTAATGATAATTGGTGAATTGCTAAACTGTTGGAAACCAGCATCTACAGATCCAACCATTCCAGCAGAACCTTTAGCAAATTCAGAACCATAAACAAATACGCTTGCAGTACCATCAGATAGGCCAGCAGCAGCAAGAGTAGCAGCAGCGTAAGGAGCTACTGTAAAGTCATCAGCGTTAACTGTGATAACAACGGCTTTAACAGTAACAAGACCTTGAATAACCGCTACAGTTTGTCCAGCGCGTACAGAATGTGCAGTTTTAGCAATAGAGCTTGTAGCTGCAGTAATTGTAGCATCATCATAAGCGATGTGCAATCTTCCTTGCTCTGACCAGATAACTTGATCTGAAGCAGAAGGAATTTCAGCTCCTACCATGCGCAAGAAAGAAGAAACAGAGCGATTTCCGTAACGCTCAACTTCCTTTTCGTATACGTCTGGTAAAAATTGTTGTGCAAAGGTACCACCTCCTGAACCAGCGTCAAAAGTAAGGTAGTTACCTGCAAAAAGTGTTTTAGTTGGTGATGGAGTTAATCCCGCAGGAAATGATCCACCAGTTGCAAATAATCCCATTTTAAATTATTTTTAGTGTTATTGTTTCATTTTAATTCTAAGTTTAGAACTATCATCTCCACTAATTGCTCTAATTTTAATACCAGAGTCTGTTGTAACCGCTTCATGAGAACCGCGTGGGGCCATATCTATATTTTTAGATTTAGCCATTTGCTCTTTAACAGCATCGGCACGCCCTTGCTCATAAAAATGGTTTGCAATAGAATCAGCATTCATAGCTGTAAATAATGCTTTATGATAACCCGCCGCATCTGTCATTTCATTATTTTCATTAACAAACTTGCTAACTAATGTATTTATGTCAGATTGAGAAGATTTAACTTTATTAACATCATTTACATTAAACCTATATTTGTTATTACCTACTTTATATTCAAAACCTTTGAAATTTTCGGAAAACAATTGATTTGTTTTTTCTTCAAATATAGATCTTTGTTGCTGAGCAATTTTTTGTGTTGATTCTTGCTCTAATTTATAATCATTGTAAAACTGAACCGCTTCTTTTTGTTCTGGAGTTAACTTTGAGCTTAACTTAAGCTCATCGTAATATTTACTCTTTAAACTTGTTAGATTTGATTTAGCTTCTGCAATTGATTCTTTTAATGCTAGCTTTTTTCTTTTAATATCTCTTTCGTCATCAATTTCTTCATCATACGAAAAAGAATCTTCAATTAAAAAGCTAATTTCATCTTCTGAAAGATGAGGTTTGGTTTGACGATAATGCTCACGAAGAATTTGCATTTCTTCCATGCCACTATAGTCTTTATTAAGATTTACATAATCTTCAAGACTACCGCCAGTTTCCTTCATAAAATCAATTAACTTATTGATATTTTCAGGTAACTCATTGGCTTCTTGATTATTATTTACATCTTCTGCTTCTTCCTTAAGCTTATTTGGAATATCTTTTATTTTATCACTTAAGGTTTTTTCTTCCTCTACTGTTTCTTCATCCTGTACGAGTTCGACGACTGGAGCTTCTTCTGCACCTTCATCGTTACTGGACCGTACTTGTCCGTCCACTTCCGTGCTATCTCCGGCTCGTTCGCCCACATCCACGCTTGTTGTTTCTTGCTCTTGAATGGCATTTGTTTCTTCAGTTTGAGGTTTTTTTCTTAAATCAATTTTAATGGTACCATCTTCACTTGTTGTAATATTGGTATCATCATCTGGTGTTTCAACAACCGCCGGCTCAGCAGTTTGTTGTTCTTGTGCTTGCTTTTCAACCGCTTCTTGTGCAGTTTCTTCAGCTTGAATTGTTTCTTCAGCCATAATAAAATATTATAAAATTAATAAAAAATGTAACTTATGTTACCTTGGTTCAAACATTTCTAAATTAAATCCGCTGCCCATTGTATCATTTCCAGCAGATTCAAATTCTTGCTCGCCTTTTCTATCTTTTCTTTGCTCAATTAGCTTAGACTGTTGGCTAGCTTGAATTCTTGTTCTTTCGTCTTTACGATCTTCTTTGTATTTTTCTTTGTCAGTTAACATCTGACTTTCTTTATCTTTTAAAGCCATATTAAGATCAAACTCATATTTCATAAGTTCTTTCTTAAGTTCTTTTTCTTGTTGCATTTTAGCCATTTCTAATTCAGACTCAATTTTAATTAATTGCGCTTTCTGATTAGTAATTGCTTCATTCTTTTGGACATCAGCTTCGGCAGCAGCTTGTGATGCTTGTATATTAGTTTGTGATTGCATCTGCATATTTCTTTCTGCAGTTGCTTGATCTTGCTCTAATTTTTTGCGTCTTCGTACTTTTAATAATTGATTGGCAAGTTTGATATTTTTTATTTCTCTAATATCAATTGCGTCTTCAAGATATATCTGGTCTCTAGACAACGCTTGCTGAATATTGTTTTCAAGCATTTGTTTTTCTTCTTCATCTGGAGATAGCTCTATAAATATACCAAAGTCGTGCAAATGCATATCTTTGATTTCTTGCAGCGTAGCAACATTAAATCTACCTATACTAGAAATAAACGCATCTCTTGTTGGAGAATACTCTAATACATCAGAAATACGCAAACTAATAGCTTCTGCTAATCTTGCTGTTAAGAATAGGCTTGATTGTAATATATGTCGCGTTGCGGTATTTGAATTAGCCGCTGCAAGTTTTTGTACACCAACCAATGCATTTTTATCAGGCATTGACCCATCACGCGCTTCGTTTAATCCCGTTACATCGCGGATCATTTGTAAATAATAGTTATAAGTATTTATAAGTGAACTTATTTTATTATTACCGCCATTAGATGTAAGCTCTTGAATTGGAACTTTACCAGAATTAAAATCCCCATCACCAGTCATTGATCTACCAATAACAGAACCAGTCTGAAAGAACATATTTAATGCTTCTTGCGGATTATAATTTGTTCCGTTACCTAAATCAATTTCTGCTAAACCATCTGCGTCAAGATATACCCCATCAGGGATCATTCTTGACATTACTTGTTGTAATTTTAAATGCGTCAATTGAATCATATCAGCAAATCCAGTAATGCGACTTACTAATGATTCAATACGGCCCTTATATATACGTGGTGCTACAATGCTATAGTTAAGCATGCATTTTGTTGTATCACTTTTAGGGCGAACCATATTTTTAGCCAATCCCCATTTAAGCATTTTTTGTGTTCCAAGAACAAATGCTCCATCATATACGACTTCTATTGATCTTGATTCTTTTGTAAATCTTGATCTTTCATCTTTTGGTGGATTGAATTGGTCTGTTTTTGGAATTGCTTTATCAGCGCCGCTTGCGGTTTTCTTTACTTTAAATACTTCATTATTATAAGTTTTGTAATTAAAGTATAAAACCTGTATTGTATTAGCATCTAAAACAGCATCTTCATTTATATATCTATTATGAGAGGCTGGCGTTTGTACACCTTGCTTTGATAATTGTTTTAGATCTTCATCAGTTAATTCAGGAAATTGTTGTTTTAACTCATTAATAGTTACACTCTTTACTTCTCCAACATAATATATATCATCAAAATAAGGTGAATGAGTATATGAATAAACAATATCAGCAGGATCAACATATTTTACTTTAATACCTTCTGATTTATTAAATTCATTTTTAACCGCACCAATACCAATAACTGTTAAGTCATAATTAACACGTTTTTGTGTTAAATCATAATTATTTTTATTAAGTACAGCAGAAATGGCTTGTTCTTCGGCAATTTCAACTGATTGCTTATATTCAAGTTGCATATGTAATGACAACTCTTCTTCACTTTCTGGTAAAGTATTTGGGTCATTATTATATACATTAATACCCAATTGTTGTTGAATCTGATCTGATATTTCACGAGTCTGCATATCAGTTAAAATAGATTCAATATAATTTGTTCTTTTTTGTACAGAAGCAGGGTCTTGACTAAATGCTTTAATATCATAAAGTCTGTCTGACATTCCATTAACTACTATATCAACAAATTTTGGAATGATTGGCACAGGCTTCCAATCTAAATTAAGATAAGATAAATCACCATTAATTGATAATTCATCTTTATATTTTTTTACTGATTGCTCACCTCTAGCATATAATCTAAGTCTATGAAATTCATCTCTATTAGAATAAAAGCGAGTATTGCCTGAGTCTCTTTTGAACCATTCGTGCTCAATAGCACGTGCAACTTGCAGTCCGTATTCTGAGCTAGCTTTCTCTGCGTCACTTGCTATTTGACTTGGAAATGAACTTTTTAATATTGTTTCAGCCATGCTATTTAATTATTTGCGAATGCATTCCTTTATTGTTAAATCTTTTTATTTTTATATCTAATGATGGTTTTTCGTATCGTGGTTTTGGATGATATAGATGTCTATTACATGCCATTATTGCTAAACCAGAACTAATTGCAGCATCAAATTTTGTTCTATTATTTATATCAAAACGAGCCCAATCGTTTAATGTTTTATTAAAATATATATTACCACTGCCATTTTCATTATACCCTACATATTTATCTATATAAGTTTCAATTGCAGCAGCATGCGCTTGTTTTATATCTTCTGACGTGTTTGGTATTCCACCTATTTCTTTTTCAGCAGCAGATAATTTATTCCAAACTTTATCAGGGCGGTTCATTGAAAAACCTCTATAACCTCTTCGTTTTAAATGATATAAGAGTCTTGGTTTGTTATTTTCTGCCAGTATAGGCATGCCGTAATATACCAAAGCCATTAATACATCTTCAAAAAATATTTCAGCAGTTTGAGGTCTTGCAATATATTCAAGAAAAAATGTATTTGGTGGAGCATCTTCCATACTAAACTTAGTTAGCCCATGTAATGCACCTTTTGAACCTATTCCATCAGTTGTACCTGATATATCATAAGAGTCACATCCAAATGCCCCAATGTGTTCATTACCTGGATATTTAGCCCCTTGCTTTACTATTACATTGTTTTGTATGTTCTTAGGCGGTACCCATGAAACTAAAAATCTACCATTAGGATTGGGGCTGAATATAACTTTTGAATCTTTTATTCCATTCTCCCACGAAAACGAACCTTTAGTGATAAGGCCATCGCGTTTAGCACTTTCATTAAAATCAATCTGTTCATAAATTTTAGTTAGATTAAATATACTATTTTTTGCTTCATCTCGAAAAGCGTGTTCTTCTGTTCTTGGGAATTGTCTATAGTATTCATTTAATCCATCACTATCGTGCTTTAGCCCTTCAACTTCATTTTCCCAAAAGTCAATTACTCCAATGTCGATATACTCACCATCATTTCCAACGACGGGTTCTTCTGGAGTATCAAAGACAGGGTATCCGTAAGAATCAATGTATCCCTCGTAGTTCCATTCCATAGGTATGAACAAACTATATAATCCCGAGCTAGTTTGGCCATTACGGTTTCGTCTTGTAACGTCTGAGTCATAATAAAGCTTTTTAAAGTTATCTCCTCCTTTATCTAATGCATTGGAGGTAGACCCCATCATACACTTTCCTATAATTCTACTACCAAGACGTAGCGTTGTTTTTGTTACCCTCCAGTTATTTAATATATTGTCAGGTCTTTCCCATTTACCGGATTCATCATGGACCAACAGTTTTAGCTTTTCACCATCATAACTGTTATCACCTGTATTTTTCCAGTCTATTGTTGTATCAAGACCTTCTAGTATTTGCTTTTCACTGGTCTCCGTGATGGACTTTTTGGTAAGCTTGGAGGCTGGTACCCTGTATGCAAGTTCTGACTTTGGTCTGTCCATTCCGTCTT